GTCCCTCGGTCGTTCACTCCCTCGGACTGCCGTCCTCGGTCGTTTACTCGCTCGCCTGTCGGCTCGCTTGCGTTGGTCGGCTGTCGCCTCCGCTGATAGCACATTTGTTCGTCTCTCTGTTCTATATCACCTATAACAATAATTGTTAACACTCTGTTCATAATTTATACTTTATTTGTTAACAACTCCATGATACAATAAAAGAAAAACACAAGGAGATATAAAGAAATGAAAAGACCTAAAGACGGCCTTATAAATAGTAAGCTAACACCTTATGAAATGTTGGAACACGCAATGCTTTTACAAGCGGTGGCTGATATCAAAACGACAACATGGTATAAAGTGCCATCGGATGGCATGAAGTGCTCATATAAAGAAGGACTTGAAGCAGTTGACTATATTGTTTTAGTCCTTAGACAGAATGCTTATAGTGTGGATGCAATAGCAAAGATTTTTAGAGAAATTACACCACATAACTACAAATATGATTTGATTAAAGAAAGATTAGAAAAGAGAGGTATCGAGTTATGAAACAGACAGAAATTCAAGCAAAATATTTCACACGTTGGCACTATGATTTTATTGAGTCCACTTCAAGCAAGTCAGAATATATTGCTCGTGTGGGCAAACTTGCCAACGTTGCAAACAAGCGTGCCAAAACTTTAACCACTGCAATATCAAAAGGCAGAATCACAGAAGATAGAACAGCACTTTTCAGATATCAAGACGCGGTTGACTACTTTAACAAGCACGTTTCTTATAACGCTTCTTATGTATCAACAGGTAAAGCAGTTTATAAAGATTTTTCTATTCGTGAGCTGAGAGCACTTGAAAATAAGCTTCTTCACTATCTTGAAGCAAAAGCTTCAACAGCAAGAGGAAGTATCGAAGTAGAAAATAAAAGAGTAGCAACGTTTAAAGAACGTTACGGGGTTGATATATCTAACCTTAGCAAAAGCGTTCGTGATAAGCTTTTCAATACCTTGCATTATTTAGCAGATAAAAAATATGCAAAGCTTTCAAGTGATCAAATTGTTACACTGTTAACAGAGTCAATAAATACAAATAACAGAGAGGGCTTGCAAGAACTTTTTAAAACAGCGGAGGAATTATATCCGAACTTAAAAGATCAGGCAGAGTTTAGAGTTGCAATTATACAAAATAGTTCGCTATCATGGAAAGATAAAGCACGAGAATTTAAAGCGGCAAACAAACTATACAAGAGCAATAGAGCGAAGCCAAAACCAAAAGCTATAAAACAGGAGTTATAATTATGATAGTTCAATGTTTAAATAGATCAAATCAATATGATGATATAGAAGTGAAGTCAGTGACGGACTATGTGCCGTCACATGGCTTTTCTCTGCACAAGCCTTTAGGCAAAAAGAAAGACAGTCCGTATTATATTGATCAATTTGGAACTTTTGACATTGAAACCACTTCACGTACTCGAATTGAGAAAGATGATCAAGGCGAAGAAGTGACAAAGCCTATTGATGCTTTTATGTATGTTTGGTCGGCTTGCATTGACGGGGAAGAAGTGCAGGGCAGATATTGGAGCGATTTTATTTTTTTACTAGATAAAATTCAAGCCTACTACAAAACTAGCGAGTCACGCTATTTTGTAATTTACGTTCACAATTTGCCTTTTGAATTTTCCTTTATGATTGGATATTTAAACGACTATAGCGAAGTATTCGCAACTGGTAAACGTAAACCTCTTGTGTGGCGACTAAAGAAGCGTGGTATTGAACTGAGGTGTAGTTACAAGCTCACAAATATGTCGCTCGATAACTTTACAAAGAAAATGGCAGGATGCCAACACATAAAAGCAAAAGGTGATCTGGACTATTCACTTATCAGGCACAATGAAAGCTATATCAATCCTATTGAGTGGGGTTATATCATCAATGATACTTTAGGGCTATGGGAAGCAATAACTTACATGCTTACAAAAGATAAAGATACTATTGCAACTGTGCCGCTGACAAGTACCTCTTATGTGCGCCGTGATATGAAAAGAGCTATACGAAAAGGAACTACCACCCGACTGCTAAAGAAAAAGCTTGCTTTAAACGACAAAACATATAAACTTTTGAAAGACGCTTTTCGCGGTGGCGATACTCACGCAAGTATGATAAAGTGCGCAAAAATATATCATGACGTTTATAGTTTTGATGCTTCGAGCATGTATCCAGCTATGCTTCTTTTGATGCAATTTCCGGTGACGGCATTTGAAAAAATGCCCGTAACATCAAAATGTTTAAAGTATATAAAAAGTAAAAATCTTGCATGGATAGCACAAATAAAGCTTACAAATGTAAGACTTAAAGAAGATCAATACAATCCTTATCTATCAATAAGCAAATGCCGTAACTTGCAAGGGGTTGACCCCGACAATGGCAGAGTGTGGAAAGCAGCAGAGCTTGAAACAACAGTGACAGATATAGACTATTCTATTATTGATGATTGCTATGATTTTGACACCATTGAAATTGTAGAAGATACGCTCTATACCGCCCGTTATGGATATATCCCAGATGATGTAAGAAGTGTTATAATGGAATACTTCACGGCGAAAACAAAACTTAAAATAGCAGTTAAACATACCGCCCCCAATAGTAAAGAAAGGGAAGAGGCGGAGTATGATCTAATGAAAGCCAAAAATAAATTAAACGGCATTTATGGAATGGCGGCAACCGACCCTATACATCCTATTATGTTGTATTTGGAAAACGAATGGCAAGAATTTTCTTATGCGCGGTATGAAAATGATATTGCCTATAAAGAAAAGGTTGACGCAAGCGGCTTTAAAATTCCAGATGAAAAATCAATAGCAGAGCAAAGCGAAAAAAGTGTATTACCTTATGTTTGGGGGGTATACACAACTGCACACGCAAGAAAGCACTTGCGGAGAATTTTAGCATGTGCTGAGAGTAGCTATATATACTGTGATACCGATAGTTGTAAAGCAACTAACTTTAATTTTGACAAATTGACAGAATTAAATAATTGGATATATGAGCTGTGCGAAGAAACTAATACTTTTGTTGACATTGACGGCAAAAAATATTATATCGGATATTTTGACTGTGAAAGCGATGTGAAATCAGAAAATAAATATGAACCCGAATACAAAGATTTTAAAACGCTGGGGGCAAAGAAGTATTGTTTTAACGCGTACAAAGAAACAAAAGATAAAACATATTTTGGTTGTACAATATCTGGAGTTAAAAAGGCAAGGGGGGCAGAAGTGATTAAAAACCTTGATAACTTTAGAGCGGGTTTCAAAATAAAGAATAGTGGTGGTTTCCAAATCTGGTATAATGATAGTGATACAATCACAAAAACAAAAGTTGTTGATTATCAAGGTAAAGAAGCAATAACCGAGTATACGGGATATAGTTGTATGATAGCACGAGATTATGAAATAGGTTTGTCAGATGATCAAATTAAAAATTATACTATTATTGATGAAATAGCCGAATAAATAACGTTTTATTTGCAAAACTTTTGTAAATAAGTTATTATATACTTGTAAAGGGAAAATACCCTAATAAAAGAAAAGAGGATAACGAAAAATGAGAATTGAAAGACAATCAAGAGATTTGGAGAAGAAAGAACTTTTTAAGCTTGCAAATGACAATCATTTGCTTATGAAGAATTTGCCGGATGATTCTGTTATTAACGTTGCAGATTATGTAAGATATACAACCGATGACGGAAAGGAAGTAGCAGTTTTTTATCACACAAACACCGAAACAGGCGAAGTAGTAACACTTGCTACCTCAAGTCCAACTGTGATTAAGACGGCAGAGAGCGCGTTTGATTTTATGGAAAGCTACAATCTACAGTTCAAGCTGACACGTTCACAGAGTAAAGCAGGTCGTACCTACATGAATTTTGAACTTGTATAAATAATGGTTGGGTGGCAGAGGGAAGAAATACAAGTTGTTCAAGGGTGAGCCTCACAAGCTCACCCCTTTTAAATTTAGAGAGGTGCAAATATGGGACTTTATAAAGAAAACGGGTATTTAAATTATAAATATATTTGCGACGTTGGACAACGTTACATTGATATAATAGGTGGCAGAGGTATTGGAAAGTCTCACTTAATATGTGATATATGGAATGAAAGTAAGTTACCAATTTTGTATGTGCGTAGAACAAACGTTGCACTTGAGAACAGCTTTTCTACAATTGGCGATTTTGTGAAGCCCGACTGGTTCGGAAAAGATATTCGTTTAAAATATAATGACAAAAAAGGTTATGGCAAGGCATATCTGACAGATGAGGACTTGCAAAACGATAATCCTTTTATAGTTGGTGTTTCATTGTCTACTTTTCAAAACAAAACTGGTATAGATTTTACAAGGTTTTATGATGTGATTTTTGACGAATTTATTCCTCAAAAGGGGGACAGACCAATTAAAAATGAGTTTCAAGCCTACAAAAATATCATGGAAGTGCTTTTCAGAAACCGCCCCGACTCGGAAACGGAAAAAATACGAACCTGGTTTTTTGGGAATTCTAACGCGATTATGTCTAACATTTTAATCGGATATCGACTCATTCCCAACTGTTACAGAGCGGTGAAAGAAAGAACAGAGATTACGCAAGTAGACAGGTGTGAGACAACACTTATACTTCCGTTTAACTCTCCTGTATCAGAGAAAAAGAGACAAAACGCTTTTTATAGAAATCTGCCTAAAGGTAGAGCTAAAATGGAGCTTGATAATGAATTTATGGATTTGGAAGATGACAGAATACGTCATCAAAATCTGAAGGAGTATACGCACGACATGAAAACACCTTTGTTTTCAGTTTGGGTACATAAGACAGATTTTAAATTTTACGTGACTAAACCTATGCGAGCACATTGTGATGATGTTTTTGATGCTTCACCATCGTCATTAGAGAGGTGGCAAACCAGTAGTAAAAAGTATCTAAAACCAATGTTTATAAGTGGTGACATAACATTTTCAGACTATGAAACACAGTGCGATTTTTTAGCATCTTTTGATTGCGTATCATGGTATGATATTCTGTAAAGTTGTAATTGACAAACAATAATATAAATGGTATATAATAAATAAAGGCGGTTGCACTATCCAAACACTAGCCAGTGTGTGCATGTTGGGGACAACGAACAAACTGCCTTTACTGCTGTATAGTGTAGTTGGTTAGCACATGTGACTTTGAATCACAAGGTAACAGTTCGAGTCTGTTTGCAGCTGTCAACAAATAAAGAAAGAAGGTAAATATATGAAAATTGATGAAATTTTAAAACTTGTAAACGCTGGCTATACCAAGGAAGAAATTGAAAAGCTTGATGTTACAGAGCAGAAGACAGAGCAGAAGCCAGAGCAGAAGACAGAGCAGAAGACAGAGCAGAAGACAGAAGGTTTTGACTATGATAAATTTGCGGAGTCACTTGTAAAAGCACAACAGATTGCAAACGGCAAAACTAATTTTGGCGGCTCAAACGAAAAGACAGATATTAGTAAATTTTTCTAAGGGGGTAAACAATGGCCAATCTTACATATACACAAATTGCACCGTTACTTACAGAAATGTATAATCAATATACTGGTAGAACGTCTGCACAAAATTTAACTTTTGGGCAAATGCAAAACACATTTAAAATGGGGTTCGATAGAGAAGATGATAACCTCTATCAAATCATTCCTACTGTACTTGCAAAATCAATTTATTCAATCCGCCCGTATTCACGCAAGCTTTCTGGTATGGTTTGGGATGAGCAACGTTACGGTAACTATATTAGAAAGTTTACACCAATTGTAAATAATTCTGAAATCAGTAATGATGAGTGGAATATCAATGTTGAGCTAGCCAAACCAGAAGCAAGTCAAGATTGGAAGTCAGGTACACAGCCTGTTAAATATGATGTACTCCTTACAATTGCAAGTGGTGGACAAACTTTTGCAAGAAAGTACACAATTTATAAAAATCAGATCAATGCAGCATTTAATTCAGAAGCAGGAGTGGCGGCTTATTTCTCCATGCTAATGACTGAATTTTCTAACATTTATGAAATCGACCTTGAAAATAGATCACGTGCCCAACTTGCAAATCTTGCAATAATCCTTGCTGATGCTGGCAAAGACACCCCAACAACTGGAAATATGTGTAAGAAAGAACAGGTTTTCCACGCATTAACAAAGTACAATGAGGAGACAGGGCTTGCAATGACGGCAAAGACAATCATGAACCCCGCTGATTTTAGACCGTTCATGCTTTGGTTGTCGGCGGAAATGAAAACTCTTAAAGAAAACCTTGCAATTCGCTGCACTCGTTTTCATGGTGATTTCAAGGGTAAAGTTGTAAACCGTCACACAGATGCCGCCGACCTTAGATTTTATCTTGTCTCAAAATTTGGGAATTATTTTGAGGCAAACGGCAGTGAGTTTTTCCACCCAGAGAAAGCGGAACTGGGCGATTATGAAAAAGTCACTTTCTGGACGGATCCATCTAACCCAATGCAAATCAAGGGAAGTGCCGAGGGAGTAAAGCTGGATGGAATAACCAAGTTCACTCTTGCAGATCAAACGGTTGATAACGTTCTAGGAATTATGATGGACATTGATACAATGGGAATTGTACCTATTGACCAATGGAGCGCAACCGAGCCATTCAATGCACGTTACGGATACAGAAACGGTTGGAATCATTACACATTTATGACACCTGTTGACTTTACAGAAAATGCGATCTTGATTCTACTTGATTAAATAAAGGGGCTTGAAAGCCCCTTTTCTTGAAGGGGGTACACATGGCATTTGAAGTTAAATTTGGAAAATCAGACAAAAGAATAAATAGTACAAAAATTCCTACTTTTTCTGATACTGTATCATGTGTGTTAAAACAGGGTACAAGTGTAGAAAAACCTACTTTTATTTTGCAGGCTGTATCGCCTTTTGATTGGAATGTTGCGTACTGTGAAACGTTTGGAAGGTATTATTTTATAAATAATGTTACATATGTAGAAAGCACGTATGAAATTGATTGCACATGTGATTATCTTGCAAGTTACAAAGATGAAATACTTTCAAACACAGCATATGTTGAAAGAGGCGGGCTTTCTGTTAGAAATCCATTCATTATTGATACTATGCTACCAACTCTTTGCAATCCTACTGTTAAAAAAGTTAGTGCAATATTGGAAGTTGATTCAAGCGGTTGCATTATAATATGCACAGCAGGAAAGTCTGGAAACGGTTTTACAATTTTAACAGTTGCTAATTTTAATCGTTTATGCTCATACCTATATACAGCTGAGTATACTACTGGTTTAAACGATTTTTTGCACAATCCTGATGGAGTAGCTAAAGAGATAGCAAGACCGCAAGACTACTTACTTTCTGCTATGTGGCTCCCGTTCCAATCCCCTGGTGGTACACCAGTTAATGTAACGTTAGGATATGTCGACACGGGAATACCAGGATGGCAAGTATCTACAAAAGATACTTTTAGCAAGTCGGTAAGTGTTACAATACCAAAACCAGATAAATCTGGTGATAACGAATTTCCTTATCTAAAGTATGCCCCCTTTGCACACTATACTTTACAAGTGCCGTTCTACGGAACGATTCCGCTTAATCCAAATTTATTAACAGATTCGCTAGTGATAAATTATACTATTGATATCAATGGCGGCTGTGATATTTCAATTTTAAGTGGGTCAACACTTGTAACATCGTTAAATGGCAACTGTGGTGTTCCAGTCGGTTTCTCTGCAAGACAAACAAATATTATAGGTACATCACAAGTACAGCTAGCTAGTGCAATGTCTTTTGCAGATAGCGTGGGGAAAAGTGTAGAATCTGCAATGGAAGTGAACCCAGTTGGGGCGGCGAGCAATTTTTTAAATGCAACGGCTAGCATTGCTAGTGGTATAATGTCCGGATTAGAGACGGCTGTACCGCGTGTATCAAGTAGTGGCGGTAGCGGTTCGATTTATGTAAACAATTTGGTGTATTTGATAGGAGAATTTTACACACAAGTTGAAACAAATTTACTATATCAAGGATATCCGTGTTGTAAAGTTAAAACATTAAGCGAATTATCTGGTTTTATTAAGTGTAGAAACGCGAATATTAAATGCAGTGCAACTGCAAACGGAACTGCAATTATCATTAACTTTTTGAATGGGGGTATGTTTATAGAATGAAACCTTTTGTATATAGTGGATATTATGTTGGGGAAGGTGTATCAAGTCCTATTATTAACGAGTATGAGTCAAGGCAAAATCCAAACATGATCCATATTAACAATACCTGGGACTATGCAACATATTTTAGATACTTTTTGCAACGTGCTGAAAGTCTTATCATTTTTGACGGTATGCCTAAAAACTGGGCGAAAAATTATATCTATCCTCTTTTGTTTTTAAAAGGTAACTTTTGCGTTATGAATACTGCAAAGTTTGGACTCATACCTCAACACGGTTCACCTTATGGCTTTGATGTGCAGTATCAGCCTACTAACTATGTAGTCGCGAACCCCGCTTTTGACGCTTCTTTTAATGGCGATTTGAAAATAGGAGAAGATTGTGAGATTGTGAAATTAGCACCTGATTGGTGCGGCATTGGCGACTTGATAAATTCATATGCGCAACGTGTAGCCATGACGCTATCTAATCATGATGTTGCTAGTGCTTTAGCAAAGTTTGGTTTTATTTTTACAGCCAAAAACAAAAGCACAGCGGAGACTTTTAAAGTTGCTTTTGATAATATCATGTCGGGACAGCTAGCAGTTGTAATCAATCAAGCTCTTTATGATAAGGAAACAGGCAAACCACTTTACGAGTTCTTTAACAATGATATTGAAAAATGTTATAATGTAGTTAAGTCAGCGTTGGAAAGCGTTGAAAATCTCAAACACGCGTTTGATATGGAAATTGGTATCTATACAGCACCTGAAAAGAAAGAACGCATGATTACAGACGAAGTTGAAGAAAGTAAAAATGCTATCATGTCTAAGTGTGAGTTGTGGGTGGAAACTATCAATGAATGTTTAGAAAAAGTAAACGCACATTATAACCTTGACATTCGCGCACGTTTGCGGTATCCTAACAATAGAGGGGGTGACAAGAGTGAGAACGATTATACCAATAGCAACGTTGTATGAGTATGACAGTTCTATTTTTACAGATATTTATATAAAAGGTGTTTCAAAAGATCAACTTATTGAACATTTTTTGCTATCATATGGAGACTTGACACCTATTTATCAAGACCCCTCGTATTTAAGGAGACATGTTACAAGTGTAGCACGTTCGTTACAATGGACTATTGATCACTTATGGGAAGTAACACAGCTTGAGTACAATCCTATAGAAAATTATGATAGAATGGAAAGTTGGACTGACAGCGGAAATGGCACTTTTCAGAAGGGGAAAGTTGATACAGAAGAAACGTTTAATAAAGGCAGCATCACAACAACTTTTGGAAAAGTTACTGATAGTACACACAAAGTTGCGGCATTTAATTCAAGCGATCCAGAAGTTGCCAACACTGATAACACCACTGACAGCGGAAGTGATTCCCAGACGTTTGGCGCTGATTCCTCACATGGAAGTGTTACAAATGGTTTGGATGAATCAACAACAAAAGGAACACATGAGGGAAGAATACACGGAAACATTGGTGTTACTACTTCGCAAAAAATGATGCGAGCGGAAATCGATCTGACTAAAGCGTACAATTTTCTTGATGAAGTATGTAAGCTTTATGCAGATAGACTTTTAATAGGAGTGTGGTAGAATGGAAATTATGAACGCAATTGCGCAAATTGCGCAGATGGTTGGTGTACCTTGCGTATGCCTTGGCGCGGTAATGTGGTATGTGAATGCCCTTGATGTGAGACAGCGAGAGGAGCGAAAAACTTGGTACGAAAAACACGACCAGGAGAGCGCAAAGTGGGTTGACGCATTGAACAACAACACGAAGGTAATTACAGAGCTGTTAACAATAGTAAAAGATAAGGAGAATTAAAACTATGATTTATGATATCCCTGACAAAAATGTCGCTTATATTGCTAAGGCTAGAGAGCTTTACAAAAACCGTGACAAGTACGCTTACCTTTACGGGGCGAAGGGGCAAAAATGTACTCCTGAGGTTTTTGAGGCTTTATGGAGTGCAGAGCCACATTATTTTAAAAAGTATAACGCAACACAGAAAGCACAGATTAAGGCGTTCTGTATGGGAAAGACATTGATTGATTGCAGTGGTTTTATTAACCTTGTGACAAGGCAGTTCATGTATTCGACTGCCTATATAAATAGTTGCACTAATGTAACGACTCCTGACAAGACTAAAGATGGAGATTTACTTTATACAACTTTTGGTGGTACTGGTAGACATATAGGGCTTGACATTGGTCATGGTTTCTTTATGCACTGTGGAAAAGAGCTTGAGACAATTTCAATCGGTGTGATTGATGGATTTGGTTGGGAAAAAGGGGGTAGACTATGACAACGCTTGTCAATGGCTGCAATATTACTTTAAAGTTGGAACCAAATGAATCAACTTCACACGAATATGTTTACATTTTACCTATTGGCTATAGTATCAATACTATATATATTACATACCTTACTAATATTGAAGCCATAAACCGGGCGACTATACAAAGGAATACTAGATTAGTTTTTCCTGTCGTTAATTCTAAGTCACCATCTTATATTACATTATATATATCTGATATAACTAAAGCTTCTGAAATAAGATTTACGATAGAAAAATTTGGTCAAATACCAGATGGCAGCTATTTTGATAGCGCTTTTAAGCCCATTTTGGTTAAAGGCGACGATGGCAAGCAGTACAAAGTGATTCCATCAGATCAATTCAAGTAGGGGGTAGACAATGGCATTTTCTAATTTTCCTTATACCGACTTTCACAATTTAAATCTTGATTGGATATTGGAGACAACTAAAGATTTAAATACAAAGTGGGATGATTATTACAAACAATGGAATCAATGGCAACAAGATGTACAAAACTACATTGATAATCTTGATTATATCGGTGCTATTGATGCATACCTTGACGGTCTGAAAAACAGCGGCGAATTTGCAGATATTATTGATACATGGTTAACAGACTATGGACTGATCACAATTGGCGACTCATACGGGGAAGGGTATACACCTGACGGCATGGTTAAGCCGTGGTGTGATATTTTGCATGAGAAGTATTTTTCAGATGCAAGCTTTTATGTTAATAAAAGTAAAGGAGGAAGTGGATTTGGTGCAAACACTCACTTTTCCGAGTTGCTGACACAAGCTATTGCTACCCTGACTGATAAGCAAAAGAAGCAAGTTAAGTATGTTGTTGTTGCAGGCGGTTGGAATGATCAATTTGTTGCAGGGTCTCTTATTAACAGCGGGATCAAAGATACAATTGATTTAATGTCTCAATTACCAAACGCAACGCTTTACATTGGATGGATTGCAACGCCGATTATCGGATTTACTACCACCGCAAAACAAAAAGCGTATGATGAAATTAAAACATTATACGAGACTTACTGGGGTAAGTATAAGTTTTTGAGTGGTGCTGACAGTGCTTTACGTTGGATTGGTGTATTAGCATCTGATAACATTCATCCTAACGCAAGCGGACAGGCTTCAATTGCAGATATGATTTATAAGGCAATGGACGGGTACGCAAGTTGGAATAGAAGTGGCGATTTTGCACTTGATGGTGCTGATTGCACACTGAATGATTATAAAATGAATGTTGTGTTGACTAATACAAACGCACATTGTAGCTTTAGACATGTGGCTAGCTTCCTTGATTTGGCTTTCAAGCCAGCAAAGAATTTCACAAGTGCCGCTGTCAAAGTTATGAGTCATAATCTTTCGTTTGTAAACGCGCAAAGTATTTGCAACTGTAATGCGATTATTCATGATAAGTCCGGTTATCATCAATGCATGGCTGTGCTTACTATCAATCCTTACGATGCTACACAGTTAGATAGTGGTGCAATTTATCTCCGCTTGGTTGATATAAGCGGTAGTGGGTATGCTAGTTTTACAAGTGTTGATGAGATTCAATTGTATGGAGTAGAGTTTAATATTCCTTTAAATTAAGAAAGAGAGGGTGCAAGCCCTCTCTTTTCTTATTTTCTTTCTATTGATATAACTGTAATATAGCTTACAAATGGCAATTTTGATACATATTCAACAGCATAATCACTTGCTTGTCTTGCATTATATCCAATAGATTCCACATATTCTACATTGATATCGTCGCTATCTGTATTCAGAAAAGCGACTTCTACACAGTAAGTATTCTTCATCGTTCTCATTTCTTTACTCCTTCTACACTAATTATTGTATAACGTTTAGTATCTTCAAAATCTTTAGAAAGTCTAAACTTTATTTTTGATTCAAAAGCTGTGTCAGCTTTACAAGTGAAAATACCATTTTCATTAGTATAATTATCATGATATTTTACAATATAGGTATACTCTTTTAATTCTTCGATATCTAATCTTGTAAAAGTCCAACCCATCCAGCGCACATTACAAGCGTAACTAAACGCTTCCGATATATTTTTAGCTTTAATAATATCACAGTCGTGGTAATAATCGTTATCGGTATCGAAGCCCCATAAAACAATTGAATAGTTCATTTTAATACCCCCCGTACAAGAAAATCAAGCGAAGCTTTTACTATTTCCATATCTTTAATCTCTGCTAGTGTATCACTTGTTGCTGTGCAGTCATAAATATACGCATACATTTTCATAATGTCATTGTGTAAAAGTGGTGCTTCTACAATTTTATTACTACATTCTTTTAAAAGTCTATTTTTCTTTATCTGCGTTAAATTATCCATGTTTAGTTATCCTTTCTGTTTTTCCATTTAATTGTTTCAACATCCAACTTGTACACATTGGCATTTCCATAGTTTTTACACTGATATGCAAGTGCACCTAGTTCATTACTGTAAACATTATCACCATTAAATGCGACTGCATTATAAGCAAAAATTGTATATCCACCGCCCTTGTGCTTATATAAGTTGCATTCTAACGAATTTAAATAGCAGTATGCCATGAACAATTTTCATAATATGGAATATAAATTTTCATGTTAACACCTCACTTTTCAACCCAATATTGAATTGTCATAAACTTTGTAGAAGGCTTGCCTTTATAATAACTCGGGACTACTCTTACAAAACCTTTTCCATATCTGCCATTATATGGGTGAATAGTTGTCAAATTAACATTCATATATCCGATTACCTCTGCCCACGTTACATATTTAAGATTGTGATTATATAACCAATCGTCTGTTGTCCTGCTATCTGCTGCCATAATTGCTTTACCAATTGTGTTTCTGTTTTCGATTCCATATAGATTCATAATTCCTTCTTTCTTCCCGTATAGCCGCTAGAACAGCTGTGTAATTACCATCTATTTCTATGCGCTGTAATATACGGAGTATACAAATAGATAGTGTTTCTTCTAACCTCATCAAGCTGCCGCGCAATATATGAAAACCAGAACGCTTTTAAACGATTATGTCGAATCAATTCATCACATTTTCTAATTACATATCTTTCTAAGACTTCAAACGAAATATGATTCTCACATTTGTATAAATTGCGAATACCATCTTTTAATATCTGGTTGATATCGAATACAAGCTTGCGCTTTTCGTCAAGCATATCAAAATCAATGTTGGCAAGTGTGGCAAGGCTAACGTGATGCCATTCGGGATTGACGATCGCGTCATATCGTTTCCATGTTTGCTTGCACCATTGTTTACCGCCACAACGATTTCCTTCTCTATCAGCGGAGCACATCATGCATTGCATAGCATCAAGTACCGATTTTTTAGTTTCTTTTACTCTAGCATTCTGGTAAGCTATTGCATCGTCTGCTATAATAGCAGTTATAGTTTCTTCACATGGCGTAGTATCGTTTGTTGCCTTGGTAGATTCACTATAGTCTGTTATAAGTCTTTCATATAAGTCTTTCATCGTTTTAAAATCATCAAAGTCATAACAACTTGCAACATGTGCAATTCCTCTATGGTCATGCACAAACAAACTACCACTAACACCTCTGTACACATTTAAGTATACGTGATTTGATAATTCAACCTTGTATCGTCCTTCAAGTTGCTTTACAGATTTTACCTCTGTATTCATAATCTTTGCTACTTCTGCAAAAAACTTGTTATAGCTATTAACTCTCATAATTCCTCATTTCTGCTAGTCTTTCCTAACTGTCTTTACTTTTTTCTTTCCTCTATGGTTATATAATACTATAGTACTGTTAACACATTATGACATATTT